TTATACAGGTATGATATATTTCCAATGCCCCTACCTCACTCAATGCCCTGAACTGATGTTTTATTCCCTGTTTACATGTATATAGTTCGTTTGTTTTTAACACTCGATCTTTCCTGACATCTCCAGTTCCCCATTCAGTTAACTGTAGTACTCCAAATAATATATAAAATGAATTACTTTTCCCTGCATGCCTATGCATTGAACAGTAACCACCTTTTTCTACAAAGATCTTATGTAGTTCAAAAGAATCGGTTTGCATAATTTTTGTTGTATGGCCCCATGCTTTTGATTTTCTGTTATTTGACTGCAAGATTTTCATATATTAAGGGAAAGGGAAGCAGTTTTACTACTCCCCTCTCTCTCCCTCCTATTGGTTATTCAAATGGAATACTATTTTCGTTATTGACATAACCTCCTTCTACTACTTCAAAATCATCTGTATTATATTCAACAAGATTGACGACCTGAACTCCCTGAAGATATCCTTTTACGCCACCTCCGTATTGGGTATATTCTTTTGGGTAATAACTTGCGTTGATTTTAGAACCATTGCCTACNCGCTTGTCGTTTGGAAATAAATTCCTTTGAGCGTCCTTTACAGACATGGGACGGAAGGTTCCATCCTTGGTACGGGCATACTGTTTCAGGGTAACAAAGTCTCCTCGTTCATCACCCTTGTTTTTAATGGTTAATCCATCAGACTTGGCAATCTTTTTATTTGTATCATCCAGATTACAGACTTCGATAGACCATTCCCCATCGGGATTGAATTTTGTATTGGGTGTAATCACATGCGCCCAATACGCATCACCAGAAATAATACTCATATAAACTCTCCTTTGTTAATAACGATTGATAATAACCTGTTGTCTACTACCACAACCAAAACACTTTATCATAATCAGATTTACATGTCAATACCTTTTATAAATTTAATGTGTTTCTTCCCATGTCTTTCCAACTTTATAATCTGAATCCAGTTCGCAACGAACCTTCAGGGTTTTTTGTGTCTGTCTCATTGCCTCCTTTGTTATTTTACAAAATCTTTCGATATCAGATAGTGCTACTTCAAATTGATATTCATCATGGATGGAGGCTACTAATTTAACATCCATGTTATTTTTATATACACGTTCCATCATATGTATGAGCCACTGCTTGCAGATGATTGCACCTGCTCCCTGAAGCAGGGTATTGAGTGCTGCATGTTCTGATCTTATATGCAGTAATCTACCATCCAATGCAGGAAGTGTACCATCTTTGGACCATATGGCTACGTTTTCCCTCAGTCTTTTTAATGCTGGTGTACGATTCAGGAATTTTTTAATCAGAGCCTGACCTGCCCCTGGTCCCTTGCCAATTATCTTGCCAATCTTGGCTGGTCCAGCACCATATAGAAAAGCATAGATGAATGTTTTAGCCTGATCTCTTGTCTGTAATCCAGCAGCCTGCTGATGTGCTGTATGTATGTCTCCTGTCAAGACAACATTAGTATACTCAGGATCATTCATATAATGAGCAAGACATCTCAGTTCCAGTCCACTGGCGTCAGTACCTACCAAACGATATTCAGATGGATCGTTAACTGTCCATAGTCCTCTACATTCTTTACCATAGGGACTGGAGACAGAAGGAACCTGGGCCATATTGGGAGTCGCATGTGCCATTCTTCCAGTAATTGTACGTAAAGTCAGTACCCTGCCATGTACCCTGTCACTGTTACGACATTCTTTTATCCATGATTTTAAAAGACCTGTTCTTTTTTGCAAGAGAAAGTATCTGTTAAACATTTCAGCAAGTGGTTTGACTTCATCAGGTTTTTTTATCTGTGAAAGAACTGCTTCATTAATTACTATATTACCTTTCTCTGTTTTCTGTTTGGGTTCCCATCCTTTTTCCATCAGTCTCTCTGCAATCTGTTTTCTGCTGGCAATGTTAAAGGGTATGTATTTCGTTTTTGTTTTCAATTCTATTTTTACTGGCTCAAATAATTTCTGGGCTTCTTCTTCCAGCCTGTCCTGTTCATCAGTAAGTTGGGCAAGCAGGAGAATTGCATTCTTTATATCAAAAGCAAATCCATTTTTTTCCTGCTCGTTAATTACCCACCTGATTTTTCTTTCCAGTTCATAGGATTTATCTGAGAAATTTTTCCCTTCTTCTTTTAATGTATTTGCAACTCTTCTGGTTAATTCTGTATCCTGTTTACAATAGGCCAGCATTTCAGAACTGTACTCTTTAAAATCATTCATGTCACCTTTTCTGAATCCAAGATGATTTCCCCATGCTCCCAAAGAATGACCACCATCTCGAACAGGATTAAACAATTGAGATTCTATCATTGTATCTCTGATCTGATTTAATTTTATATCAGAACCAGTAAACTTATTAAGGATAGGCATATCAAAACTGATACCATTATGCATTATGAATTCATCTATACCCTTTGACCATGCCGCAAAGTTTTTACATTCATCTCCTACCCATATCTTTAATGGTTCAGTCAGGGGATCTGCCACAATACAATGTATTTTAGTGGCATCAAGGGCGTCTGTTTCTATATCAACAACTGCTCTTTTCATGATTCATCTATAACAGATTTTTCCCACACCATAGGTTCTTTTATAAAATATTTGCTTTCAANAGCATCACTTAATTTAATCCTGCTTATGACATCCTTTCTTGTCTTTCTTGTGTAATATTTATATATTGCTTCAGCAGGTGTATCCACATAAACATCCTCTACTTTATCCATACAGAAGTTTAGTAACGACTGTCTGTTTATAAATAGATAATCTTTTTCTCTTTCAAAAACTATACAATCAGCTTGTCCATAAAGCCATCCAGGATTACCTCTTACATTCTTGAACTCTACCCATGTATACACATTATCGAATGAATTGTTTCTTCGTGCAGTTTTCTTACGTCCTTTGACATCTACTGAAAAAGGCTTACCATTTTTCTCAATATAAAAATCGATATGATCATACATGTCCTGAGAAGGTGAGGATTTATTTACTATATATCCCCTCTTCTCTGCTTCAGTGTGAAAATTATTTTCCGTACTGTTTGTATAATAAGTCATTAATTATTCTCCATAAATGGACTATCAATTTGCGACATCCTACCAGTCTCTTTATCATAATGCAAGTAGCAGGCCGCTCCTGTATCTCCTGTATATCTATTTTTAAGGACACGGATTGTGGTGGTGTTTGCTTCTACATCATCATCTGCCTGTTGGTTTCTTTCCAGAGCTATGACACTATCAGAGAGATGTGCAATACTTGCTGATCCTCTGAGATGTGAGAGTGATACTTCTCTACCATCCTCATGTCCTCTGTCCCCNGCTGGTCTGCGTAGATGACTGACAAGTAACAAAGCTATACCTGTTTCTTCTACAAGTGAGCGCAGCTTGGTCATGAGAATATCTATGGACTTTCTTTCATCACCATTGTCTTCCTGTCCTGATACAAGGATAGAGAGATGATCCAGAAATATCCATTTACAATCCATTGCCTTTGCCATGTGTCTTATACGATCCAGTATTTCGTCATTAGACATGGACCCAAAATGATCGAATGCAGAAAACCTTCTGTTACCTACAGTTTTTTCCTGCCACTCCTCCAATTGCTGTCTTGTATATTTTTCCCTGACTTCTTTAATATATAATCTGGCGTTTGCTTCGACACTCATAATATTAAAAGTAGTATTATGAACATTCTCTTCCATTGCCAGTACACCAATATTATCTTCAGTGTGTAGCATGATATGATGCATAAGCTCTCGCATAATACTTGACTTACCCATACCAGCACCACTGGTAAAGGTAACAAGCTCACCTGTACGTATGCCATATGTCTTGTCATTCAATCCAGACCAGGGATATAGACAGGTAGTATAATTTTTTTCATCATACAGACTATCACCAAGATCAGCAAGATTGATAATGCCAGCGGGAGTATAGGGAACTGCTGACCACCAGAGATCTATAAACTTTTTTGACTGCCCAACTTTAAGATATTCGTTGGCGTCTTTTAAAATCAGATTAACAATCTTGCATTTGTTTGGTTCAAATAGTCTGGCAACTTCTGTTGCAGCTCTCTTACCTTGGTCATCATTATCAAAACAAATTACAATATTATCAAATTTGTTTAGATATTTAAAGGATTGTTTACAGTTTTTCAATGCTGAATGTGCACCATTTTTCAAGGATACTGCTGGCCACTTCGATCCAAACATCTGATAGGCAGACATTGCATCAAGCTCACCCTCACAAATGGTAATGTATTTACCGCCTTCTGAAAACAGATGTTGTCCAAAGAGAACTGAATCTTCCATGCTGCCTTGTGACCAGAATTTTTTATCCTTTGTTTCCCTGATCTTTTCACAAACCTGATTACCTTCTTTATTATAATAAGGATATACATGGTGAGAAATTATCGAGCCAGAAAGTTTACACTTTACTCCATAAAATTTTGCAGTATCAAGTGAGATTTTTCTATCTGAGATTTCAACTATCTGATCTTTGGCTGAACTGGTCATAGGTCTTTCCATCTGTACTATTTTTTTCTCGGGAATTATATCTTCATTATTGAAGCGTGTCTCACAACTAAAGCAAAAAGAATGTCCATCGGAGTGTTGTACACAAGCAGTACTTGCTCCACATTCAGGGCATGGCCCTCTCTTACCCCAACCTTTTGTCTGCATTACCAACTTTCCTTTCATTATAAAATATCTCTGATATGTAATAGGTTTTAGAAAAATCAACTTTTAATACATCACATAAATTTTTTCTGTTACTNAACTCCTCTATTGCCTGTCTCTTTGTAGAAAAAGATTCGATTACAGTNTCCCCAGAATCTCGTTTAAGTACAAGATGCCACGGCTTCACGACCAGCATGGTTGTATCTCCAGTATAATGATCATGTTATGGAAGTATCCTCATAGCTTTCCTTCCATAGATTGTGAACAAAATCTTCCTTGTCTTCCATGATCTCATTGATTTCCTGCTTGGCATATTTCTTTGCCTCTTTCATATCATAGCCTTCAATTTCATACTGTCTGACAAGATCCCTGAATAAAGCCTGTCTTTCTTTCTGCCATAAGTTTTTACTCATCATCCAAATCCTTTATAAATTCATCTACTTCTTCTGATTTTGTAGGATCATACCCCTGCTCGTGCATGAAATACCATAGATCAGGAGGAAATCCTCTTGCCTTTCTTATTTTTTCCTGGTTATCTTTCCACTTGGAAAAGAATTCAATTATTTTTGCGGTCATCCAACTCTGCCCACGATCTTTCATCTTCATTCATGTATTCTTTTTTTGCTATTGCAAGCTCTCTTCTTAATTTTTTAATAGTTTGATTGGCTTCAGTAAGCTGTTTTTTCAGAAGACTTATGTTCTTGTGTAGAATGGTATGGGTTTTCAATGGTAGGTCAGTGAAGTCTATCAATTTTAATTCCTCCTTCGTCAATGTAAGATGAATTCCAATCGTTTTCAAGTCCCATTGAAGCCAGAAATCTTATGGCTTCAGTCATTGAATCAAATTTTATTGGAATACCCACAGGATCAGTCAGTATATCAAAAGATGTGAAATCAATAGATGTTTTAATATTTAAATTCTGAGTTATTATAAACATTCTGTTCCCTTAAAATGGACACAAATATTATACCACAACAGGAGGGCAGACGCAACCACTAACAGGTAGCGTACACTTAAAACGCTACCTGTTGGGGACACACCGTTATTCAAACCTGTGTTCAGAAACAAGTCGAGAAAATTCAGCAGTTAATTCCACAGAATCTTTTGAAAGTTCTATAATTATTTTTGTGATTGTTTCAAGACGTTCGGCCAGATCCATTCGCTGAAAGTCTGATCCCCATTTTAAAGATATGCTACTACTATTTTTATCTGGTCTGTATATTGATATAATATTTGTTTCGGGACATGTGTCTTTCTTTAACCAGAGTTCTTCAGACATCAGAATTTTCCTTTATTAAGTTTAAACATTTCATTATTGGTAGGTCCAATGAAATCTCCCAACCCTTCTTGGTCAGGTAATCTATTGCATCAATCTCAATGCAATCTACTGCATCTACACGCTCCAGATTTACGTCTGGTTCAGACCAGCCTTGGCTCTCTGCAAACTCAAGCAGATTACCAAGACCTTCATAGGCATAGATGTTATATGACATTTTATTCATAGTAGCTCATTGTTATAAATATAAAAACCACAGTTATCAAGACTGATATAACGTATCCTCTTGCCAGTAGCTATCTTTACATAGCGTCCCTTTGGAGTGGCTTCGATACTATAGCCACAGTCATGTACTCCATTTGTCCTGTCAATAGAACATGCCTGATCAATAGTCTTGTCCAACTGTTTAAGATTATTAATCTTTNCAGGATTTCCAATAGCCCAAACTAAATTCTTCATAGTATCCAACATTCTATTCTCCTTGTTAGGTTGTAATATTAACATTAAATTCTGTTTCTATCCATACTTTTGCACCACAACTCAATGGTTTATCTGGTCGATATATTATTTTACATGGTCCGTCAATAGAAACTTCATGTGCATAGTCATTACTCTTATATGTCTTTACAGTTATGACAGGCTTACGTTCACCAGTTTTACTATTCTTTCTAATAACATGTTGATTTATATGAATAATTTTTTTCATATTTATTCCTCTGGTTTGACATCCTTCTTTTTATTGGGGATTATTCTAGCATGAAAGAGTTTGGAAGTTAAGATCTTTGCGTGTGGGTTTCTCGTTATTCCATATCGATTGTGGAACTTCCCCATCCTGTGTTTCTTTTTTCTTTGTGCCATTTGTCTACCCCTCTAACGTAGGCTTCGTACTGCTTTATTCTATTGATGGGGTTCCACCACCAATCAGGCATTGTATCATAGAAGTTATATTCTCTTTGTTCCCACTCATATTTAGTTAGCATTTGGTTCTGTTCCTCCATCCTTTTTTCCATAGCTTGCTCTGCTTCCTTCTCAGTCATGCCTTCAGCCAGAAACTCAAGGTATATATCTTCTCTTTGTTTTTCTATGTGTGCTGGTCTACTCATCTTCTCTTAACCTTCTCGACAATTATATTATCTTCATTATGTCTGTAGCATTTAAGACAGTCAATACATTTCTGTCCTGTACAATTCTGCTGTTCTTTAAACTCATTGTCCATAACATTATTAAATGTTTTCTCAAAGTATTCTGGAGGATGTCTCATTATTTTAGATATGATAGGGTTACTATATATCAATATTAAATTGTCAGGTTTCTCATTGTCAGGGTTTTTAAAATATTTTCTTATCAGATCTTTTCTCTTTGTCCATAATGAGAAATGACACGATGGATTTTTATTTACTATGTTGACATAGTTCTGTAGATGTGTTATGTTTATCAACTCTCCATGAGCATTGAATCTAAACTGACTATCTTTAATAACAGGTAGCTCATTGTCTTTTAAAATTCTCGATGCAAGTAGCTCACTGTTTCTTTCCAAGGCTGGTTCGAGTGCTGGATACATCCCCTTGTTTAATGTACTCCAGCTATAACACTTTGTACAAATTACTTTATCATTCAAAGTGTTAAACATTTTACTACA